AAACGAACCTTTGTAATACCATATTGTGTAGAAACACCTGCTACTGTAAAACTCATAATATAAAACTCCTAATTAAAGAATAAAATTAACTACTTCACAATTCATATTATATATCCTTTTGATGCTCTTGTCAAGCATTTTCTTTGTCCAAAAACTCTTTTATTGCACCTGAGTGCTTACAATTTGAACGGAATTGAAATCCTACGCAATTGCAAGATACTTTTCCATTCAAAGATGTAACATCATATGATTTGCCCTTGGATTTTACTTTGAATACCCTCATACTTGAACGGGTTTCTGCAAAAACATGGCCTACAATAATGCTCTTATGGATATAAGAAACGGGATACTCTGGATAACCAGTATGAACAGTTACATAGTCGTTGTCCAACCATGATGGATTTGATACTACTGTTCCTGAGAATGTTATATTGTCCCATTCCACATTCAACAGATTTGATCTAGTTCTAGTGTTAATACTAACCTTTTGACCTATTCCAAAGTTCATATCATTTCCTTATTCATATCATTATTTTAACAGAAAAAAGTACCCGAGTCAAATGCTCGGGTACTAGATGTTGTTTTTGGACAACGGTGTGTTAAAATGCGTAACAATTAAGCAGTTTCTTCTTTTTCTATAATTCCTTCTGATTCAAAAAAGTCCAAAGTATCGTTTACTCCCTTTTCATGTCCATTTTTATAACAAGCATAACAAGCACCTAACATAAGTACAATTTGTATGATATCATATAGCGTGAATGTAATATTTTCCATCGTGTCGCTCCTTTTTATTATTCTTTATCAGACTCCTCCTTTGCGAACCAATCCTCGTGTTTTTGTCTTAGATTTTTAAATTGATCGTGTTCTATTAGAAATTTAGCAACAAGACTGTGTTCAAGACCATAAGCTTCTAATTCCCAAGGATGATCCCAGTAGGATACATCTTCAGTATATTTTTCTCCAAACCATAATGTAACATACTTGCTCTTAACATACCTATCTTTCATTTCACCTTTGGCTATTTGTTTGGCATGAACCATTTCATGTGCTAATACTTTGAACATATTGATTTTTCGTCTGGTTCTTAAAATATCGATTATGAAAGTTCTAGGAGTACCTTCTCCGTCTATTTCATATTCGCAATAGCCGCCTGCATCCAATGTATCATGAATTCTAACTTTGATAATTATTGTTTCGAGCATTCTGGGAGAGAACAAATGCCTTCCAAATGAATGGGCTGCCAATTTTAATAGCTGGGTTAAAGTATAATCCCTTGCGCCTCGAATAGAAATCTGCATTTTATTCCCTCCTTATTTTTATTTATACCTTAATTGAGGAAAAATCTCTGCGTTTATTCAACATATTATATTGTTCTTTTGTGGGCGTATCAACTCTTGAATTATCAATATTAGAATCAGTTAAATTCTTTTGTGCTGATTCTTCAAGATCATACAATTTCATTTTTGCTCTATCCACACCAATCATAAATCTTTTATTTGTTGTGGGATCATTGTATCGATTCTTTAACTGTTTAACCATCAACTGATTCATTTGTTCCAATTCTTCTGTGGATATTAAAGCAAACATAAAATCAACTGTTGCAGGCAATCCAAATGATTCTGAAGTATCGGTCAATTCAACATCAGTGTTGCCATAACCACTTCTAGTAGTCTGAGTAGCACTCAAAATAGGAACATTTTCTTCAACTGCCAAACCCCTAAGTTCTTCAGCAATAGACTTAATTAACGTATAAGAATTAATATTACTTCCTGCTTTAAATCTAGAAGAAGCACAAATATTCAAATAATCAATAATAATCATGTCAGGTTTAAACTGACGCTTTAGTTGTAATTCATTTAACAAAGACTTAAAATGCCCTGTATGGGCACCTGCTGTTGGATATTCTTTAATGATTAACTTGCCTTCGGTCTTATTTCTAATTTTTTCAATACGAGAATCAAATATGGATTTTGGAATATCTTTTAACTGATCCATGGTGATATTCATTAAATTGGCATCAATACGTTCTGCAATTCTTTCTTCAGCCATTTCCAAAGTAATATACAAAACATTTTTGCCTTGTGATAATACCGAAGATGCAACATGACACATGAATAACGATTTACCAACACCCGTACCTGCTAAGACCACATTCAAAGTCTTTGTCGGCATACCACCATTAGTTATCTTATTAAAATAATCTAAATCAAAAGGTATCTTAGATTCAACCTTATGATAAAAATCATATCTCTGTGAAGCGTTGTCTATATAATCATGACCAACATTATTGTCAAAGCACACACCCAAAGCATCCTGTAATAATTGTGGAATGCCATCTTCAGATTTGCCTTTATCTTGGCCATCAATAATTGCAATAGATGAAAGTATAGCATTATATATCGCCTTATCCTTGCAGAATTTTTCAGTCTCTTTATATAACCAATCTCTATTATGTTCGGTTGGTTCTAATTCATAAACATATTCTACAATTTCTTTATATTGTTCCTCGGTCAAACTCTTATCATTTTGAATAGAGATAACCAAAGCATCCTTGTTAGGAAGCGCATTATATTCATCTATGAATTCTACAACCTTATTGTAAATTGTCTTTTCGGTATTGTCTAAAAAATAATCCCGCTTTAAGAACGGGATTACTTTTCTCATATACTCATCATCGTGCACCAAGTTTTGGAGAATTACTTTCTCTATTTTCGAAATCATCTATTGCCTTTGTCAAGATATCATTAATTATTTCTGTCATTATAGCATTAAACTCGTTAGAAGTCAATTGTTCTTCTGTCCTTCCTTCGGGTTTTCGGATGAATGTAAAGTCGAGGGCGCATTCGGGAAGATCATTTTCCATCTTGAGGGAATTAATACTGATTTTTGCTCCGGTAAAATCACCTTCCAAAAGTTCAACGCCCCACATATCAATATTTTGTTCTGCATCTATAAAACTCCAAGGTTTATACTTCACTGGCATTCTCAAACTCCTCGTCAATCTCAGCTTCGTCAAAACTTCTACCTAACATTTCACCGCCAGCAATTTTATATCTACCTTCAATCCAATCTCTAAAAGTCTGAGAAGCAATAATTGGTAACCAGAACTCTTTAGTATATGTATCTTTTTGTCTATATTTTTTATCGCTGATTTCACCTGTATCTTTATTAACAGTTGAATACCAACCATTAGATGGTTTAACAACAAATCCGCCTTCAATTGCCACATCCAATAGACCAGACCATTTACTAATTCCACCTTCGAATGATACTTCGACTGGGATTTTAGATTTTTCACGAACAAATCTAGACTTCTCAACATTGAGAATAAAGTTATATCCTGTTACTTCAGAACCATCTTTTTCTTGTTGTCTACCGATAATAAAAATCTGATCTGCAGAATAATACAAACCAGTGCCGCCAGAAACAATCTGTCTAGGATATAAACCAATTTCAGCATAGGTATGATTGACAACAACCATTGGAATATCTTTGATAGTCAAATGCGGTGTAATCATTCTGAATAAAGATTTCATCTGTTTAGCTCGAGTCATATCTGCTACAGATTTACCTTCCAACGCATCATCTACTTCTTTCTTTGAAGCAAGATTGCCCACAGAATCAACCACAATAATGACATGCTCGCCTCTTTCAATGTTATTGATTTGAGACATAATATCAAATTTTAATTGTTCAATATCTGTAATCGGTGTATGAAGAATTTTAGATGTATCAATACCAAAATTATCAAAGTAAGATTGAGGAGAACCAAACTCTGAATCATAAAATAAAATTACCGCATCATCATATTTGTCCTGATATGCTTTAGCCAACAACAATGAAAATGCTGTTTTAAAGTGTTTGGATGGGCCTGCAAATACTGTAAGCCCAGGTGTCAATCCACCCTCTAAAGATCCTGATAATGCCACATTCACCATGGGAACCGACGTCTGAATCATATCCTTCTTCGAAAAGAATTTGGATTTATTTAAAACGTCTGATTCTTTAATTGTTGAATTCTTTTTTAATTTATCAATCAATGACATAATTTATTCCTTTTAATTAATCTTCTGAACTAGCGCCACATTTAGCACGCTTTGCTTTTGTTAGTGCACCAAAATCTACTGGCCATTCTTTGCCTGGTTGTAACTCAATTGCCCCTGCAGGATAGGCAAATTTAACTCCTGCTGTACCTTCAATTTGTGCAATAGGTAAACGATACTTAGTTAAATCGTTTCCTAAATTAGGATATGGCGCCACGTGTGGGAATGCCCATCCTGCTATTTCTTTAGTCTGATTATTAATAACAATCTTATAATAACCGTGCGGAACAACGACGCCGTTACCGATTTTCTTATCTTGCGCATTATATACTCCCCCTACGTAAATTGTATATGATTGGTTACGTTGAACTGCCCAACCACGTACAGATGTTTCTAATAATTTCCAAATACCTCTGTTTAATGAACCTGCTTGAGGTGCCATATTTGTCATTAAAAATGATTCATATTCAACTTGCTGATCCCAGCT